TTTATTTGCTGTATCTTATCACTTGCTCTTCATAATCCACACCATCTTGAATAAGTTTAAAGAATTCTGGTGTGCCGTCGCAAGTCACTGTTAAAAGCATTCTATCCTCATTTACGTCGATAGTATATTCCGCATTAAGCTTGTTAAGTACTGTTAGCCATGCCTGTAGTCTATACTCACCATTGGTTAACGCGTCGGTAGTGGTTTCGTATGTTGGTTTAAAGTTGCTCATTTTAATACCCCTATAAATTGGTTGGTTATTAGTGCCTTTCTGTTTGGCTTGGGTGTATTATGCACAGAATTTGAAAACGTTGTCAAATTTATTTTTAAAATAATTTTCTATCAATAACTAATAACCGATAGCTTTTAACTATAGGGATAAAATGAGGTCGTTACTTATTAATATAACCGTGTGTGTACGTGTAGCAAAGGGTGTGCCAATAATCGATTTCTAGAGAACTATTTTTTTTAATAGCAATACCTAGGTAAAACATTAAAACCGCTTAAAGGGGCTAATTTGGACGTTTTAGAGCTATATGCGTAAATATGCTAACTGCTAGAGCTACCGTTATGATTTGATACTAGGTATAAGTGCGTAATGTAAAGTGCGAGAGCTGCCGTTGATTATATAGGTGGACCGTATTACTTTGTAACACTGGGTAATAATACGTACTATAATTTGCAATTGTTTTGTTGGGAATTGTTATCATTTAGGAATGTATGTTATTTGAGAAGTGTTGTTATTTAGGAATTGTAGAGATAATTAGGTATAATCTAACTAGGTATGTATTTTTTTAGTTATTATAGGAGGGATTATATAGGTGGTAATAATACGTACTTAAAAGTGCGAGAGCTGCCGTTATATTTACTACTATATATTGGGGTTGATTAGTGAGAATACACTAGATATGGTGGGTTATAGTAAGGTACTACTATATATTGGGGTTGATTTCGTGGGATATACTATAGGATTACATGCAAGAATCGTGCCAACTTTGCAAAAAGCCTCCGGCTAATCACATAAAGGCTATCGGCTAATCACTATAAGGACTGTATAACCCTGTGGATTTCCTGTGGGTATACCTGTTAGTATCCTGTGGATTTCCTGTGGATAGTCTGAGTCGACTTTCGAGGGGTACGGGGGAACTCGTGGGATTTCGTGTATGAGATACCCACTGAGATTTTTTAGATATTTTTTGGAATCCCGTTGTGTTACGGGGTAAGTATATCTAGATAGGGGGAGTAGGAGGTGGTTAATCCTCCAGTATTCGTTTATAACCATCAGTTACCTTTAAGATTCTGAACTAAACACAGGCTTAAAGACTCCTGATGTGAACTAAACTGAGGCTTAAAGTATACCTTATATAAATATAGTGTATAAAGTTAAGGTAGTTGTTGTAGTTGTTAGTCCTAAAGTAAACTCAATGTAAACTAAAGTAAACTCGATGTAAACTTAAAGGTATTACTACCTCTATATTTACCTCTATATCTAAGTTAAAAGTCCCTTCTTCTTTCTAATAATGTCCATTCTTTTAAAGTGACAGTATAATAGGCTTCTAGGACTACTACTATTTAAATGCTTTTAGACGAGATAAACTAGGTTTACCTTTACTTTGTTTACCTAGCTGATTACTTCTAAATATATTAGCTCTACGCCTAAGTTCATCTTCTACTTGACGTTTCTTATATACATTTAAAGCATCATCTGAGTTCTGCTTAAGTATCCCATACTCATTCCAAAACTGAACCCCTAGGGTTATAGCATCTAATCTATCATCGTGGACTAGAGACCCTCTCTCGTTCGTTAGGTGAGTCATTTGATACAGCATACTATAGTATATATTCTTAGGTTCACTAAGACCATACTCAATATCTCTCTTAAGTGCACTATAGTCTATTACAAGTCTATGTTGGTTCATAAGAGGTTCAAGAGAGTCGATAATACGTCTTTCCTTTTGTAGGTGGTTACGTATCTCTTCTATAGCAACAGGATAGATAGCAGTAAGTACAGGTTGTAGTAAACTACTAAACATTCCATCCCCAAAGTTACTTTCTATTACTATCTTATTTACTTTATACTCTTTAGCTATCTCAGCTAGTTTAATAAGTGTAGGTTCATCATACCCACCATTAATCCCTCCAAACTCAGGTACAAAGACTTTACCTAGTAGGTGATTAACAACAGCATAACCCATCTCATCTTTACCTCGACCACTAGGGTCAATGGCTAATACAGAGCCTTCATAGTTACCATAAGCTTCTTGGACAGATGGTCGTTGTAGTGTGTCACCTGTAAAGCCTACATTAGGTAACTCACCAATAGTATCTGTATTCTGTGATGACCATATAAGCCTCGTAGGAGCTTCTGTAGGGCTTAAATCAGTTACTATAAGGTCTTTGGTCTTCAGAGGATATTTCTCAGCGTCAGAGAGCGTTGTATCAAGCATAAACTGTAGTTTAAAACCACTTCTACCATAACTTAGTTCACGTTGATATAAGTCTTCTTCAGTAAATCGACTATCAATAGACTTATTAACTAACTTACTATCCTTAGCCATATCCTCAATAATGTACTCAGCTAAACAGCCTTGATAACTATCTACATTATCTGGGTATCTAGCAGGGTATATACGAGTAACATAGCCCTTATCTCTTAGTCTATTGTATATCGACTCAGATGTTTGAGGTGTACCTAGTACAAGTATCTGAGCTGACTCTGTAGTTTGTAGGATAGCTTCATATTCAGCTACCTGTTGTAGTAAGTCTTGTCTTCTTTTCTCAGTAGCAGAGTTCTGTTGTCCTTCTACGTCATCTGAGATTAGTAATGAGGCACGATTACCCTGTAGCTGTGATGTGATACCCAATGCTTTAACAGAAGGCTGTACAGATACATCACAACCATTTACATCGAAGGCTACAACTGAGCTTCGTTGGTCAGGTCTAGGTTTTAAATGCTCTAGTAGTTCCATTGTATCAATAAGTTTACGTATAAAGATACTAATGTTGTCTGAGTGACTACCTGACTGTGATACAATGAGTATCTTCTCGTTAGGGTCACGTAATAATCTCCAGGCTACATAAGCACCTGTAATCCAAGTCTTACCTATACCACGTAATGCCTCTAGCTGACTTCGTTTGTGACCTTCTTGTAGGTAATCAGCTATGTAGTATTGCATACGTGTAGGCTTTGGTAGCCTTAGGTGTTTCCATGTAGTTGTTAGGAACACTTTAAAATCTTTAATATTGTGTTCTATTTCTTGTTGTGTCATCCTTTCTCCTTTTAAAGAACTCTTTAGAGAGCCACCACGCCCTTAACACCATCTTAGATAGGTTATGGTAGTAGTAGCTCTAAAAAAGCTCTCAGTGAGCTTGTGAGGCGTTCTCAAGCATATCTTCAACAGAGAAGGTATCCTCTTGTTTTGCCTCAGCTGCAATTTTCTTAATAGACTCAGTTAAACTCATCATAGATTCTGACTCTACAATATCAGCTGTAATATCATTGTCCTTTAAGAACTTGATAGCATGGGCTAATATTTTAGGGTCATCTAAATTGTAGGATAGCTGCTCAGCAACCATCCCATGTAGTGAGTTTAATTGGTCTAAGGAAGCCTTTGGTTTAGCCATAGTTATTCCTTATTAGTTTCTTCAACTAAGTTTAGTTGTTGTAATACACCTGTGAAAGTATCTGTAATACTGACACGCCCCATAGGTATGCTGACGTTTATATCGCCTCTTTGAGCATTAGTTAAAGCACCCGTAACTGGACCACCAATAGTATATCGGAAGTCGTTAGTAAAGTTTTCACCTGTAAGTAAACCAGAAGCCGTATCTACACCTACTATTAAAGAAGAAGTAAATGAGTTGTACAATAAAGCATCTTTAATCAAAGAACCTTCGTCCTCTGTGTACTGTTGCTTATCCTCTTCTCGTAGAGCATCTTTCATAGCTAAGATACCTGCCCACATACCTACGTTAGTTGCAAAACCAATAGCCTGTTTAGCATCTGCTTCCTGAATACCTCTCACAAGCATACGCTCATAAGACTCAATAGGGAAACGTAAGAACTTAGCAAATACACGAGGTACAATACCAGACCCTTCCATATTAGTCATAAACTTAGGCAGTGTGATACCACTAGGGTGTAAGATAGTTCTTTCAACAGTAGTCAATGCACCTGCTGTAAGTTCTCTATCTAAGTCTCCCCAGGTCTTTCTATCCATATTCCCAATACGACCATCAGGCTGTACCTTTAATGTGTCTCTAATACGTGATAAGTCAGATGGGTCAAAGCCCATATCTTCAATACGTTTCATATCAGCCGAACTAATCTTTTTAGCAACAGACATTCTAGCTAAGAAGTCTACATATAAAGCAGTAGTAGTCATTCTTAACATATCTGTAGTAGGTAGTAATCCACCAAAGATAGCTTCTTTCTGAACAACACCTGAACCAAACGCCTCAAACCTATCTATATCAAATATACTATTCTCAACATCATAGCGATTAGCCTTCATGTTGAAGTGAGCATCACCATAAGAAACTAGTAACTCAATTGTGTTTTTATCACTAGGAAGACCATTCTTATACAGGTTATAAATGTCTCGTGGTCTACCAATTAAGTTATTTAGTGTACGACTTAAACCAAACTCTTTAGCAATAGAAGCTACCTCTGTAATAGTAGGGATAGCAAATGCCATTGTATGTAAAGCACTTGTCGCTGTACTCACACC